GCCGGTCTTGTCCATCTTAAGGATGACCGAACCGACACCCGCGTCCACGTCGAGGCTGCGCAGCGACGCCGCAAGCGACGTAGCGGTGGGGAGATTGGCGTTACCGAACTTCACGATATTAGACATTACTTCACCTCAAGTTTAGAGAAGGCAGAACGAATGTCCTTGCCTATCGTAAGCACGGCAGGACGGGGATCACTCTCCGGCGCTATCGTGTTACCTGATGAGATCGAAACCGTCAGGTCGCTCGGCAATTGAAGCTTGTGCTTCTTCAGCGCTTTCTCGATTTGTGCCGGCGACTTCAATTCGGTTACGATCAATTCCTCGGTATCCAGTCCCATTTCTGTAAGACTTTCTCTAGCTCTTTCCTCATTCGCCCACTGTCGACGGGCGCCTTTGGGGACAAGTTTCCAGCCAGGGACCGGCACGTTGTTTTCCAACAACGTCTGCGCCAACTCGCGGACGCCTTTAGCCCAGTCTTCCGCAAGCGCCGCCATTTCCAGAGCATTTCCCAGTTTCTCCGCGTCTATAGCCTTCACCTTCGTCGCAACGGCGCGCTCCAGCTTGCCCGTCAGCAGCGGGCAGACCGGCTTGGCCGCGCACCACCGGCAATGGTCGCCGCTGGCGTAGGGCGGGTCAGACTTGAACGACGCCTGCACGGCGTCATACAACGTGCGCTCGAACATCTTGATGCGCTCGGGCGTCGTTACCCAACGCTTGACGAAAGGCGGCTGCACAATAATCAATTCGATCTCTTCGACGCCCTCGAACACCCACGCCAGTTCCACCGTCCGCATTCCTGCGGCCGTGTAGAACATAAGCTGTTCGTTTTCTTCGACCTCGACGGCAACGCCGTCGCCAAACTTCCAGTCGAGGATTATCGCACGATTGCCCACACGACCAGCGAGATCGCAACTACCGTAAACTCCGGCGAGAAAATCGTTGAAATGGACGTTAACCTCCGTGGCAAACTCAAGGCGCTTATCTGGGTCGATCTGGTCCAGCGCGTCAAGCGCGAACATGAGCTTTTCGTTGTTCTCGTAATCCTCCACACGGTCGCCATGCGACAAGATCATGTGCATCGCGTTGTGGAGGCGCGTGCCTTCTTCGGCGTATTTGCTCGACGGCTGCGGCGGCATTTCCACCACAAGCTTGCGCGACCCGGGGCATTTAATGAGGCGCTTGGCGGTCGAACCGCCGACGATGTTGCTGTGTGACATGACCTTACCTTTCTATGATTCGGACACTAGACAATCTTTTACGGGTGTGCAAGAAATAATTTCATGGAGGACGCGATGAAACGGCTATTGATAAGTTTTTCTGGTGGAGAAACATCGGCTTACATGACAAATTGGATTCTTCAAAATTGGAAGAATCAATATGACGAAATCTTGGTTGTGTTTGCTAACACAGGCCAAGAAAACGAACAAACTCTTGAATTTGTTAGATGTTGTGACGCGCATTTTGGTTTTGGAACTGTATGGATAGAAGCAATTCAATTTCACGGAGCCCGCCGAGCAGCAGGATTTAAAGTTGTAAATTTTGACACGGCTTCGCGCGACGGAACGCCGTTTGAAGACGCGATCAAAAAATACGGCATACCTAACGCTAAATTCAAGGATTGCACCCGCAACCTTAAACAAAAGCCTATTGAAGCATACGCTAAATCTTGTGGGTGGGCATTAGGCTCTTATGATTTAGCGATAGGAATACGCGCCGACGAGATTGACCGCATGTCGGCAGCAGCGGCACAGCGCCGTATTGTATATCCACTTATCAGCCCTCATCCGATGACTAAGCCTAAGATAAATAGTTGGTGGGGGGTCCAACCATTTCGCCTGCAATTAAGAGGGTATCAAGGTAATTGCAAATGGTGCTGGAAAAAATCACTTCGGAAACATCTCACCATAATTGACGAAAATCCGAGCGCCTATGATTTTCCAAAACGCATGGAACGCCTTTATGGCAAGGTCGGCCCCGAGTTTTTAAAAGATCCAACAACACGGCGCGATCCTCTACCTGCCGATTACCGGCGCACTTTTTTTCGTGGAAATATGTCCGTTGAAGATCTTTTTGTTGAATATGAAAAAAAGAAAGCCCGATTTAACCGCGCTGACGACGATGCATCGGTATTTGACCCAGATTTTGATGTAGGCGCTGGGTGCGAAGAATCATGCGAGGTCTTTGCGGACGAAGACAATGCTTGAGAAAGACATTGAAAAATATTTCGTCAAACGTGTGCAAGCCGTTGGCGGCAAAGCATATAAGTTCGTCTCGCCGTCAAACAGGGGCGTCAGTGATCGCGTTGTCTGCTTCGCGGACGGGTCTACTCACTTTGTCGAACTGAAGCGCCCCGGCGGCAAATTATCCCCGCTACAACAAATGTTTGCGTCTGACATGCGTGCGTTGAACCAGAACTACGCCTGCCTATGGTCTAAGGCCGACGTAGATGCGTGGCTGAAGGAAAAAACAAATGCGTGACTGGCTACGATACGAGCCTGAAACAGGGCATTTTTACTGGTTAAAAACTTCAAGCCCCCGCGGAAAAGCCGGCGCGCGCGCAGGCGGCATAGGCAATCAAGGTTACGCAAAAATAAAAATTCACGGTAAAACGTATCAAGCCCATAGGCTTGCGTGGTGGTTTGCCTACAACAAGTGGCCGGAAAACGAAATAGACCACATAAACGGCGACAGGTCAGACAACAGGCTAAAAAATTTACGCGACGTGCCGCGGTCACTAAACCAGCGTAATTCAGCGCGTCGTCGCGACAACATAAGCGGAATAGTTGGCGTTCATAGAGTAATAAATAAAAACACGGGCTATTGGGTAGCTACATGGTTTGATAATAAAATTTGTCAAAAGTGGTTTAATGTCAATAAATTAGGCGAAGAAACAGCATTGTTATCCGCTATAGAATATAGAAAAGAAAAGCAACGCGAGTTAGGCGGTTTTACAGAAAGGCATGGTGCGTAAAATGGATTTGCGACCATACCAGCATATTGCTGCCGATTTCCTCTTCGCCCATGATCGGGCAATGATCCTCGCGCCAGTCGGCGCGGGCAAGACGGCGATCACGCTGACCGCCATGACCGAGATGACCGTGCGCGGACATTGCGACCGCTGGCTGGTCCTTGCGCCCAAGCGCGTCTGCACGGACGTTTGGCCGGTAGAGGGGCGCAAATGGGCCGAGACGTTCGACATCGCCGTCGCCGTTGGCACGCCCGCGCAACGCAAGAAAGCGTTTGATTCGGCCGCCGACATCGTTGTCACCAACTACGATAACATCCCCTCCGTCGATCCGGCTGGCTTTGATGGCATCGTCTTCGACGAATTGACGCGGTTGAAAAACCCGTCTGGCAAACGGTTCAAACATCTTCTCAAAATCCTCGACCAATTCAAGATCAGGTGGGGGCTAACCGGATCGTTCACATCGAACGGTCTAGAAGATGTGTTTGGCCAGTGCAAAGTCGTCGATCAGACGTTGCTTGGCCGTAGCAAGGGCGCGTTCCTGCAACAGTATTTTTATTGCATAAACCGCGATTACGGCCAGTGGGAGCCGCTGCCAAACGCGCTGCCCAAGGTCATGGAAACAATCAAGCCGGCGACCTATGTGCTGGAGCCTGGCGAGTATAAGGACAAGCTGCCGCCGCTCCACGTCGTCGAGATGCGGTGCGATCTAGATGACCGCACGCCTTACGAGAACATGAAGAAGGAATATGTGCATGAAACGATCACCGCTCCGACAGCGGCGGTAGTGACGCAAAAACTACAACAACTGTCATCAGGCTTTGCTTATGACGGTCAAGGCAACGCTCAGTGGTTTGGCTACCACAAGTTCGACGCCCTCCAAGACATCCTCGATGAAAACCAGCGCGACAACACCATCATTGTCTACAACTACAAGGAAGAGTTAGCCGAGCTTCAGCGTCGGTATAAACTCTCCACGATAGACGATGACAACGCCATTGAAAACTGGAACAAAGGGGAAATAGAGCTTCTGGCCATCCATCCCAAAAGCGCAGGCCACGGGCTCAACCTTCAGTTCGGCGGCAACAAGATCGTCTTCCTGTCCCTGCCGTGGTCACTGGAACTGTTCGAGCAGACCGTGGGGCGGCTGCATCGCAGCGGCCAAACCCGCGGTGTCTGGTGCTATGTGCTGATGTGTAATAAAACTATTGACGAGCGTATCTTCAGCGCGTTACACGACAAGAAGTCTTTAGCGGAGTTGGCCCTTGCCGAACTATCTGACATGGAAAGAGCTTAATGATCGGTTGGCCGATCTGACCGAACAGGAGGTCTTGGACCTTCTGGAAGCCGAGAAGCGGGACACCCGACGCTCCACGGTCTTAGTGCGGTTGCACCAACGCTACACGGTGCTGCGCATGTTACGCGAACGGGCGGAACTCTTGGAGAGTATAGATGAATCCTCACGAACTGCTTAGCCAAGCGGCTAAGATCATTGACCAGCGCGGCGAAGGCTACGGCGGGATCGAGTCAAATTTCCAGCTTGCCGCTGACATTGCGTCGCTGCGACTGGGCCGCGACTTTCACCCTTACGAAATTGCCATCATCCTGGCTTGCGTTAAGAACGCCCGCGCGTTTGCGTCTCCTACGCATCTCGACAGCCATATTGACGCGGTAAACTACGAACTGTTCGCCGCGACGTTTGCCGAAGACTATCTTCAGTCAAAGGCTGGCACGGCGGCTGAGATTGGTTACAAGCGCAAGAAAGACCTAAAGCCGGCACGCCGCGCGGAGCTTTCCATAGTCGACGACCAGCTTGGCGACCTCGCTATTCGCGGGGAGCCGGCGTAACTCTTTGGCAGCTAAGGTCTGGCGTTCTGCCGAATAGTCGACCAGCGGAGGACATCCTTCGCTGGTCGATTTGCATCCGCTAAAACCGGCCAGCATCAAGATCAGCAGCAGTTTCTTCAACGGTCTTGGGTTTGGCAATTTCAGCCTGCCGCTTTCAATCCTGAGGCTTGGTGCCGCCAGTCACGTTGAAATCTTTAGCGGCGACTAGACCGATGGCGATAAGGCCATTCTGAAGATCGGCCCAGTTGACCGTCTTGGTCGACCAAGCCTCCCACAGGACGCGCAGCAGCAGAAGGACACCGGGGATCGTCGTCATCCAGTTCGTAAGCATATCAATCTCCTAGTTGCACGGCCGCGACGTATTGTCGCGCGCCAGACACGATAGTTCTTTTACCGACATACAGCCAGATAGCGTGATGAGCAGGACGGCGCACAGCCCGATAACGACGAGCGAATAAAAGGCCGAAATTGTCGCATCGCGGCGCTCGCGGGCGTCCGGTGAGTTCAGCGACAAAGTGCTGGCGAAGCCGAACAGCGCCGCCAGCAGCATCGACGTAACGGCAAAGATCACGCCAAGGAGTTTTGTCGCGGCAATCATGGCTATCCCTCAATCTGGAAATGCGGCCCGTCCACGATGCTTTTCCACGACCCGCCCCAAGTGATGGTGACACTGGCCTTTTTCGCCGCCTTCTGCACGGCGGCGTTTATTTTGCGATAGTCGGCAAGATTCCATGAGACTTTGCCGCCGGGCATGGCGACGACGTCCACGGCCTTGCCGCGAAGATGATAAGAGTTCATCGTGCGGCTTTTGCCCGTGCGGACAAGATAGACCTGGCGTTCGCGGGTGCGCAGACCCTCGGTGATTTCAAACGGAATCGGGCTGATCTCGCGCGCGGCCTTCATGACGGCAACGAGGCGCGGGTCGACGCCGGCCATGCGGCGGATGCTGGTGGCGTTGAGCTTCATCGGTCTGCCTTGTTTGCGAGCATGTCACGGATGTTATCGAGCTTGGCAAACACTTGGCCAAGCGTGTCGTTGAACTCAACGCG